AATTAAAAAGAAAAAATAAAACAAAAAAGAAAAAAATTAAAGTCTTTTGAAGCTGACTAATCTTTCAGCATATCCGGTTAACGATGATAATTGATCGAGCGTATATCCCGGATGTTCGATAATCGTTTCATCTGGTATCAAAAGCTCCGCTGCGAATGTGTGAGCTTCAATTTCAGTTTTGTTTGATTGAAACTGTTTACCATAACTGAAAAAATAATAATCTTCATTGTGCATAATACTATGTGCCAATTCATGAGCGACAACAGTATCTCTTAGCTTATCATCCTCGATTCTATCGTTGATATAAATAAATTTCTTATCCCATATTTTCATGTAGCATCCTTGCAGTTCTCCTAAGTCTCCATACTGGATTGTTACGTCAAGGTAACTAGCAAGTAAATATGGATTTCTCGTACCGTATGTTTCAATCAAATCATTTACTGTATTTTTGATTTGATTTTTTCTCATACATAACCCTCCTGTTTATTTTTTTAGCATTGCAAGTGAAATCTCAATCTGTTTTAGCAATAAATCTATCGTATCGTTATTGACAGGTTTACCATCATAACGAACAGGTTTCATTGAGTCACTTCTTAAAAGTTCTTCAAGCTCCCTGTATTTTTGCTTGAGATCGACAGTATTATCTTTTCCTTTCTGTTCATCCTCCTTTCCTGTCATGAGGTAATCAATAGATACTCCAAAATAATTTGAAATCGTTTCTGCTAAATCCATACCAATTTTGGAATTTTTCTTTTTCCAAGTACTGATTGTAGAAGTTGAAACTCCTGTGTCTTTGCAAAAACGATAGGCTGTTATGCCACGTCCTTTTAACAATTTTTCAAAAATTTCATACATAGCGTTGCCCCTTTTTATAAAAAATAATTCGACACAACGAAATAAAACCCTTGACTACCTCGTCAGAACGTGCTAATATACACTTGTAGCTCGGATGAGCGAGGTAAAAGCGAGTCGGTTTGGCGAGTGACTCGTTAAATCAAGTGATAAATAATTCGTTAATCACAATATATCACTAAACCGAGATAAAAGCAATAGATTTAAGAAGAAAGGAGTGAAAAATTTGGTTTATGAAAGATATTGTAAATTAAGAGATAAAAAAGGTATTACGGACTACCGAGTATCAAAAGATACAGGAATGACAAGTTCTTTGTTTTCTGACTGGAAAGCAGGAAGAATCAAACCGGGATTAAAAAGCATTAAAACATTAGCAGATTACTTTGGCGTGACAGTAGATTATTTTTTAGAGGAGAGTGAGTAGGTGTTAAAAAGAACTAAGAAACTTTTGAAGAAAATAGCAGAAATGCTTTACAAGAATTGCGATAAGTTTGGATTAACCAAACAGGATGAAGAGGTTAAAGAGTTAAAAGAACTTATCGACAAGATAGGAGAGTGAGTAGATGTATATACAGCCATATTACCTTGGTTTGTTCGTAGGAGCTTTTGGAACTGTTGCAACAGAAATTGTAATTGTGCTGATTAGCAACTACAGAGACAAGAAAAGAAAACAGAAGATGCAGGAGAGATTCAAGGAATCATCCGAAGAGTAAGAAAGGAGCGAGTATGAAATACGATAAGCCAATCATGAGAATGTCAGAACTCGTCAAGATGGGGTTCCCGAGGTCGTTTCTGGATGAAGCTTATCGGGAACGTGGACAAGACTTTGCACAAAAAGGTGCTAAGAAAAATTCCCCAATCTTCTTTGACACTGAGTTGTTTGAAAAATGGAGAGTAAGGAAACAAAGAGAAGAAAACAGAGCATTGAGAGGAGAAATGATGTGAGAGCAGGAACAATGATTATGGTTTTGGGACTTGTTTTAACAGGTCTTGGAATCACACTGTTTGTATTCATGCCGGTCTGTACAATCGCAGGTCTGGCAGAAATCGAAATGGAGCGTAAAGGATGGAAATAAAAAAAGCACCAAGACGTGCAGGTCTAAAGTGCTTAACAAAAAATGCATAACAACAGTATAGCAGGAAAAGGAGAATGTGACAATGATTATTACAAAAAAAGAATTTAAGGATACGGTTAAAAATATTATCGTTGATGGAATCAACAACACACGACAAGAGAATGTAACAGAGGAAAAAAACGCAGAAGCTGACAAAAAGTTAGCAACAGTGTTGACAGACTACTATGAAAAAGTAATTAGAAACATCTTTTGCGGAGATTGTTGGACGTACAGTGAAGACGAATTAACTCGTGTTTCGACTTCGGTTTTAGATAATAGAATTTCTAACAACCCAGAACCACTGGTATTTATGGAAAATATGGCGTGCATTGCAACCACTAGATTACTGATTAACATGTTAGAAGAAAAAATGCAGGAAGAAGAGCCACAGGAAAAAGAATTTGATGTAGAAGAGATTCTAAGAGAAGCAGGGAGTGAGCAGGAATGATCGTAACAGGATTCACAAACGAATATGGGACAGTAATCCCTATGGAAGATGCAGATGATTATATTAAGAAGAGAATTAAAGGGAATGAAGAAGATAGACAGTGGTTTATTGATTATGCGTGGGATGCACTGATGGGGAATACCGATGAAAATGTAAAACTAAAGGAAGAATACTTCAATGATGTATGTAGTGTTAAGGAATGTGATGAGCAGGGAAACGATCTTAACTGCATTGAAGAATATGTTGAGGAATAGGAGATAAAACATGGCTAAATTATATGAAATCAAAAATGAACTTAATGAATTATTATTAATGGCTGATGAGCAGGGACTATCCCTTGATGATATTAAAGACACTATGGACGGAATCGAATTTGAGTTTGAAGAAAAGGCTGATTCTACCGCAAAGATGATTAAAACACTGATCGCTGATGCGGATTCAGTAAAATCAGAGAAAGACAGGTTAGCAAAAAGAGAGACAGCATTGAGAAACAGTGCGGACAACTTAAAGAAGTATCTTGAAACAATGATGCTTGAAGTAAAAAAGAAGAAGTTTAAAACAACACTGTTTAGCTTCAATATCCAGAAAAATCCTAAAACTGTAAAGGTAGAAGTTGAGGAATTGTTACCTAAAAAGTATCTGATTAAACAGCCAGACAAGGTTAACAGGAAACAGCTTCTTGATGATTTGAAAGCAGGAGTGCTTGAAGAAAATGAAAATATGAGACTGGTACAGACTGAAAGTTTAAGAATTAGATAGGAGTGTTGGAAGATGGAAAAATTCAGAGATTTAAGAGCAGATGAAATTGATTGCAGAGTTGCAATCGTAAAAGATAGTGGAGTGTCAATCTTACTATATAAAGATGCACGATGCGACATGAATATCCTTGATGAAGCGATTGGTATTACTAACTGGAAAAGACATCATGAGGTAATCAATGGAAATCTTTTCTGTACCGTAGAAGTATGGGACGAAGAAAAGAAAGAGTGGATTTCTAAACAGGATGTAGGTAAAGAATCCTACACAGAAAAAGAAAAAGGACAGGCTTCGGATGCATTTAAAAGAGCTTGTTTCAATCTTGGAATCGGACGAGAACTGTACACAGCACCTTTTATCTGGGTTCCAAATAAATACGTCAATATTCAGCAGGGAAGAAACGGAAAACCTACAACAAATGACAGGTTCAAGGTTGAAAAAATTGTAATCGAGAACAAAAAAATTGTAGGATTGTCAATTGTTAACGATACAACACATAAAAGAGTATTCATCTATGATGGCAGAACAGAGGAAGAAAAGAATGGAGACAAAGGCAACGATAAGTAATATATCCATTGATTTTGAAAGCGGTAAGCAGGTTATTTCCCTTGTATGTGAAAAAGACATACGAGGGGAATATGACCGACTGAAAGATAAGGAATGTAGACTTAAGGTCGTTCAGTACCGTGAGGGCAGGAGTTTAGATGCCAATGCATACTTTCATGTATTGGTTGGAAAGATTGCAGAAGTAACGGATAACAGCAAGGTATATATAAAGAACAAACTCATAGCAGAGTACGGACAGCATGAGATTATAAACGGTTCTCTTGTATCACTTCCGTTGGACAACGATATAGAAGTGTACGACCTTGAATTTTGCCACCTACAGCCGACAACCCAGACAACTACCAATAAGGCAGGAAAGCTATTCAGAATCAATTTAGTAATGCGTGGGAGCCACACATACAACACAAAAGAAATGTCGGAGCTGATAAAAGGTACAGTGCAAGAAGCAAAAGAGCTTGGAATTGAGACAGCGACACCGCAGGAGATAAAAGAAATGGAAGAAAGGTGGGGACTTAAGATTGAGAAAGAAAAAGTCAATCATCGTTGATGATATGGAACATTGTAAATTATGTGGAAGTCCTTATGTAGAGATACACCACTGTTTACATGGGACAGCAAACAGGAAGAAAGCTGATAAGTATAACTTAGTGATTCCGTTGTGCCACGAACACCATACAGGCGGTAAACAGTCTGCACATTTAAATGCCAGATATGATCTTATGTATAAGAAGATGGCACAAAAGGCATTTGAAGAGAAAATAGGCACGAGAGAAGAATTTATAAAGGAGTTTGGCAAGTCATGGCTGTAACATACACAATCCAAGGAAGACTTGACGGACTTAACACTTTTATTTATGCAAACAGGACCAATCCCTACAAAGGTGCCAGATGCAAAAAAAACAATCAAAAAATTTGCAAGGCATACATACCACAATGGCTAAAGAAAAAGCACATAAAATTTCCAGTGATTCTGGAAATTAAGTGGTATGAAAAGAATAAAAGACGTGATCCAGACAATGTCTTTTCGGCTATTAAGTACATATTAGATAGCTTGGTAGAAGCAGGAGTGTTCCCAAACGATGGTCAGAAACAGGTAGAGGGTATCGTTAACTGGATAAAGGTCGATGCAAAGAATCCAAGAATCGAGATAACAATCTACGAAGACGGAGACAAATATTAAGCAGGAGGGCAATGATGCAAATAAACATAAATACAGACTGGGAATGGTATGAAAACACAAATGTATTTAGATTGTTTTATCATTGCCTACTACATACAAATTTAGAGGACAAGCGGTACTGCGGTAAAGAAATCAAGGCAGGACAATTTGTATCTTCAATCCCGAGAATCAGTGCAGAGACAGGATTGACAGAATCACAGGTCCGAACAGCACTTAAGAAACTAAAAGATACTGGGTACATATCAACAAAAAGCACCAATAAGTACACGATATACACAATAAATGAGTACCAGAAGTACATAGATTGTGGACAAGTTGCAAAAGCAACTACTGAGGAAAACACGGTAGTTAAAAATGGAACAAAAATGGAACAACCAGTGGAACGAAAAATGGAACAACCAGTGGAAAAAGTAAAGGAAACTTGCGAAAAATCAAAAGAAAATTGCGAAAAGTCAAACAAAAAAGCAATCAATGAATGTTTTGAAAGACTCTGGAAACAGTACCCGAATAAGCGTGGTAAAGGGCAGGTATCCGACACAAAGAAAAAGACTCTGTATGAGATAGGAGAAGAAAAAATAGAAAGAGCTTTGAAAAGGTATCTGGATGATTTATCTAAGGACAGTAGTTGGAGAAAACCACAGAACGGAAGTACATTCTTTAATTCTGGTTACGTGGATTATCTGGACGAGAACTACGAAAAACCACAAGAACCGAAGCCACAGCGGAATCCTGCAAGTATCTTAGCCTGTGAAAGAGACTATGATTTTGACAGCTTAGAGATGCAGTTAATGCAGAAACAATTAGAGTAAGGAGTGATGGAAAATGTATCAAATGAGTTTTTTTAGTAATGAGATAGCTTTACGAAGTTCTTCCATTACTAAGCAGACTAGAAGAGAATCACACAAAAAGGTCAACAAAGAAGCAATACATATCTTGATATTAGAACAACTCGAATACGGAGCAATGACAGCACGAGAGATCGCAACGGTGTTGTATAAGCACAAAAAAGTATTAGAACCGACAAGGCAGCAGGTACAACCACGATTGACAGAACTAGTGCAGGACGGACGTATTGAGGTATGCGGTAAACGACACGACAGCCTAACAGACAGAAATGTAGCGATCTACAGAAAGGTGGCTAAAGATGGGGTATAAAAAAATAAGCAAAGATCTTAAGAGAAAAATCCTTAAAGAAGTAGAAGAAACGAAAGAGGTTACTTCTGTTGCTAAAAAATATGGAGTAGACCCATCAAGCATCTTTAAGTGGAAAAAATACGGTATCGAAGCAAAGCGAAGAGAGTACACAAAAGAGTTCCGAAAACAAGTGGTCAAAGAAAAAGTAGTTAAAAAGCTACATGTACAGGAATGTGGAGCAATTTATGGAGTACCTGGTTATCTTGTTAGATTCTGGGAAGATGAATTAGTGGAAGAAGTCAAGGAAGAGATTCGACAAAGCCGATTCAAAAAGAAGCAACACGAACGAAGATTTGTTCACGTAACATCACATTCTGGGTATTGGAAATAAAAACTAAATAATACTTTTCTGGTTTGATTCTCTGCCTAAGTAACTGTAAATAATGTTTTTTTGTATTTTCAGATTTTTTATTTTTCATTTTTTATTAGGCAGAGACTCAAGCCAGAAAAGGCTTGTTGCACAGCAGGATTTTTATATACCACACGAACAATTAAATAAGAATCCTCGCAACGCATAAGCAACAAAACTCTTTAATTATTTGTTGTATAAGTCATGATTTCCCCTGCTATTAACGGCAGGGGAGAGAATGGACAGGAAAGGAGCAGAAATGAAAATTTATAATAAAATAACAAAACAGTTTGTAAAATCAGACAAATTAAGAAAATTAGATGATTGTTTTATCATTGAGTATACGGAACGATATGAAAAAACAATTAGATATTTTTTTAAACCACAGTGGGAAGAAGCAGAGGGTGCAGAAGAACTTTTAAAAAACGTTATGCGGTGTCTTAACAATGTGACAGCAAACAATGTTTTAGACATTGAAACTATTGGAAAGGAACATGATACTATCATCCAACTTAAAATTGAATTAGAGGGAACTTCAAAAAGAAGCGGATTAATATATAACAAGTTAACAAACGTGATCTCGATTGATAATTGGTATTTAAAGGATAACGACCTTGAAGTGGCATTAAAAAAATATTTGGAATATCAAAGGAGTTGGAAAAATGAATATTAATAACCTTACAGAAACAGAACAGCAGGATTTTTACAGACTTTTAAAGAAAATGAATGGAGAAGAACCAGACAAGAAACAGGATGTAAAGGTAAAGAAACCACGACAATCAGAAGAATATTTTTGTATTAGTAATGATGGAGCTGTTATACAAAGTAGGTGGACGAATGATTCTTTGGATGAAGGAAGATGGGAATTAGGAAACGTCTTTTTCACAGAAGAGTCAGCGTGGCTTGCCAGAGAAAAAAGAAAAGTAGAAGTTGAACTTGAACGATATGCAAAGGAACACAATGACCCAACACTCGAAGATAGTTATTTCATTTTGCATGATGAATACAATGAAGAACTTGATTATGATATGTTGGCTGATTGTAGACCACAGGGAGCGGTGGTATTCACATCAAAACAACTTGTATTTGATGCGATCGAGTCAATAGGAAGAGACAGAATCCTTAAATACATCTTTGGGGTAGAAAGTGTGGGAGAGGAATGAATTTTACAAAAGCGTTCGCAGTATTTATGCAAATTGATTCAAAGGAGTTTACGGAAGATGAAAAATATGAAGCAATACAGCAGGTGTTAGATGCAGCGACAATAAACAGTATCACAAAAAAGCAGGTGTTAAATGTAGTGTCATGGTTGTTCAATAAGCAACAAAAATATAGATGGCACGACTTAAGAGATAATCCGAATGACCTGCCAGAAGATAATAAACAAGTTTTAGTTTCTATAAAAGATGGGTGCATTCACAGAACATGGCATGACTCTCACGGATGGAGAAACCGTAACAGTAAAATTAGATATTATAGCGATAAAAGTGTTTTGGCATGGCGAGAGATTGAAGAATTTGAAAGCGAGGAAGAAGATGAAAATTAATGCAAAACAACCAAGTATTAAAACATACACATTAAGTCACTTCAAAATTGGAGAGGTGTGTATGGGTGTGAGAGATGAACATTATTATCTTGTAGTTAAATCAGAAAAAGAAAAGAAACAAATCGTGGATTTAACAGAAAACGAGATTATAAGAGATGCAGGATATATGAGATTTATACCTGCGATAGCAGAACTTAATATCAAGGATGTGGGGTAAAACTTATGAAAAAAATACATTTTATCGTAATTACAATGGCAATAATGAGTTGTATGTTAGTAGGTTGCGATACAAGTCAAATAGATAATAACGGAAATAAGTTACCAATACTAGAAGCAATCACAGGCGACATTTCATATGACACTAAAACAAAAATTGTTTATTGGGATACGTATGGTAACATGACACCTTATCTTAGCAAAGACGGTAGATATTGCAGGTATGAAAAAGGAAAGATCGTGCCGATTGAAAGGAGAGAATAATGCCGGTAGCAAGATGCAAATATTGTAATAGCTTGTTATTCAATGAAGACGTTGGAAGAGAGTATATACAAATAAATTCAGACATGAAAATACAAAGCAAATTTATTTGTCTTAAATGTGAAATGGAGTTAAGAAAAGAAGATTTCTTTGAACAGTACAGAAGCATGATGAAGTAAAGGAGAAAGAACGATGAAAATAGTTGACATCAACACATTAAAAGGTTCAGACAGACACGGCAGTTGTATAGAGTGCGAAAAAGATTTTGTAGAAGATAAAGGAATGAAAAGAATCATTTTCGGAACAGATCAGAAGCGTACCATCTTCTTATGTGACAAATGTTACCATGATTTATTAAAAGAGATGACCAAGAAAAGATTAAAAGAAATGGGGGTTGAAATATGCAGAAAATAACAAAATGCCCATACTGTGGAAGTGATCGTGGAATGTTTGCAAAGTTTAAAGCCAATGGAACTGACACATATAGATTTGATGGAAAAATGGAAAGCAGTGAAGTCATGGATTACTTTAGTTATAACAAAACAATGAGATGTATGGACTGCAGCAAACGTATTATGAGCTACGAAGAATTTAAACGTGATTATTATGTTGAAGATTAGAAACATGATGAAGTAAAGGAGTGGGAACGTGATTACAAAGACACAATTCAAGGACGTATGCAAAAAGGCAGCTATTTATACAATTATGAGCCATCCAGAAAGAATCAGCGATAATTGTATAAACGACGAAGAGGTAGCAGCAATCTTAGTAAGATTTTATGAAAAGATTTTTAGAAAAGTATATAGCGGCAAAGAGGAATCGAAAGAATGTATAGATATAAATGAGATAGATGAAATATACGTTATCGCATTTGATTGTCTGTACAAAGATGATGGAATAACACCAAATTATGTAATATATCAAGAAAATATGTTGTGTTTAACAAGCATAAATGCTTTATATGAAATTTTAAGAAGCAAAATCGAAGATGATTATTGCGAATTAGGAAGAGACATTGACGGCTTATTAAATATGTGGAATGACTAACAGGGTTAAATAAAGGAGTTTGTTATGCCAGACGAAGAACTAGAAAAACGCATCAAACTTGAACTTGCACTTATTCATCAGTGCGAAGAATCAGACATTATAATTTGCCACATTGAGATATTAACAGATTGTTTTAAGTTTTATGTGATTTATAGAATGAAATATTCACTTTGTATGTCAATTACATTAGATGGTTTAGATATTTGTAAAGGAGAAACTAAATGAGTTATTCATGGTCAACAGAAGAATATAGCGATCATTACAGCACAGATTTTGACACAATAGAAGAATGTATCAAAGAAGCTAAAGACATGGGATGTAAAGCAGGTACAACTATCTGGATTGGAAAAGTAGAAGAAGTGGATATAAGACGGGTAGACCTAACAAGTATACTAGAAGATTTACATAATGCTGTATACGATGATATTGGAGAGGTTGCAGAAGCTTGGTATATAGAAGATATAGATAACCAAGAATCATATGAAAAATGTGAAGAAGCAATAAATGATCTTGTCGTTAAGTTTATCGAAGAAAACGGAATGAAGCCGACTTTTGGAAAGATTACAGATATAGAGTCGTATGTTATCAAGTAGGAGGAAAGAACATGGACGTTATCAAACAAATAGATTACATGATCGCTTGCCTAGAGATGGCAAAAGAAGAAATCAACTATAAAAAAAGATATGAAATGAAAATAAAAATGAGAGAGGATAACGACTGGAACTGGTATGGGAGAAACAGGACACCAAACAATGCACTAATTAAAGAAAATCTTAGAAATGTTGGAAGAACAGGATTCAAGCTTGCGAAAGATTTAGAGGTGGGAGAATGACTAAAAATGAAACAATAACAATAAATGAAATAATAACACAGAGATTTCAAAGCCACTTATATAATTGCATAAAAGAGTCAAATATTCCTGCTATGCAATTAAGCGTAAGTTTTGACAGAGAAAAGGCATATATAAAAGACGAAAAAGCAGGACGTATCGTTGGAGAAGTTGATATGAAGATTACTATGGAACGATATGAACCTAAAAAAATGACAAGAAGTGAAGTGGAAAAAGCTATAGTTGCTTACTGCAACCCTGTTAGCACACCATGCAAAGAACGCAAATGTTATAAAAAGTGTGTAAAAAGGATGCCGTTTGAATGGTTAAGTAACGAGGGATTACAAGAATACTATGAATTTTTGTATGGAATCAAAGTGGAGGTAAAGGAATGACAATAGCGGAGCAGGTGGCACACGACTTTTTAGACAGCGTAGAAAAAAACATTGTTGCAAATAAATTGGATATTAAATCATTAGAAACGAATACTTATTATCAATCTAAGGATGAAGTAAAAATGGAAGTAGCTGACAAAAAAACAGGAGTCGTTATTGCAACAATGAAATGTAATTTTGACACAAGCAGGATAAAAAAAGAAATAAAAAAACAGATGATAGAAGATTACTGCTGCGACCACGGATGTTTTAACTGCATATTTACAAAAATGAATCCTTGCATAATGGGGTTGATTGAAGTTGAAGAAGCTACGGACGAACAGATAAATGAGTGTTGTAGAAAGATGGGAGATAATAAAAAATGACAAGAGAACAGATGATAGATGTGTTAGAAGATTACTGCAACGGAAATATCTGTGATTCATGTGAATTTTGTAATGACTGTGAAAAAGGAATGGTTTTTTCTGAAATAGTTGACGAAAAACTGAAAGATTATGTAAGCAGAATTGATGAAAAAAATACAGATAAAGAGTCGCAAAATGTATGCGAACTTGTTGGAAAGAGAACGGAGCAGGTAAAAGTTTTAAAAAAAGCAACAAAAATATATTATCCAGATGCAATGAAAGATGTGTTACCACTTAAAGAGTTTGTGAAAAACATTACAGATAAAGGATATAAGGTTGAATTAACAAAAGATAATGTTGTCAGTGATACCGTAGTGAATATCTATAAAGAAGTGGAGATGGAAGGATGATATTAAAAATCTTACTTGTTATCATAGGTGTTTTCTTAGGACTGGTGGGCAGTGGTTTCTGCCAGTCCGCTAAAGCAAGAGATACGATCACAATGACGTTAGAAGATTATAAGCATATGGGAGAAATATTACACAGTTTGCCGATAAGAGAACGACATAAAAGTCTTAAAGGAAAAGACGTGGCGTTATACAGATGTCCTAAATGTAAAAGTTATGTAGCAGAATGGACAGAAGTTTGTGAGTGTGGGAATCGGCTAGACTGGGGAGAAAGTGAGGACTTACATGTTAATAAGAATTAGTGAGACAATGGCTATAAATACACAACAGGTTATTAGAATCTATGTCAAAAAAGTATTTGACGGATACGAAGTTATAGGAGAAACACTAGATCATCTATATACTATTAAAAAATGTACAACAAGAGCAAAAGCAGGAGAGACACTGGAAAAAATACTCAGTCAGTACGACAGAGGACAAAGGGTTATCGAATTATAAAGGAGCGTTATAAATGTTGGTACTTACACAAAGTCAACGAATGGTTATAAATGTTGAGTATGTAGATTGTATGTTTATTAAAAAAGAAATAATAAAGAAGCAGGAAAAATACGGTTTATATTGCGTTATGGCATTCGATCAAGAGAAAGTTGCTATTGCATATTATGAAACAGAGAAAGAAGCAATGGAAGAACTCAAATTGATGCTGAATTGTTGGAAACACAGGCAAGATATATATTTTATCAGATAAGAAAAGGCGGTGTTATAATGGGAAGCAATTTCTTTAACAACAGACAGTTACCTGCACAACAACGCAGGGTTAAGAATCGCAGGGATGCAGATAAATTAATACATAGCAGTTACACAGCATTTCTTTTATTGGGCACGATGGCGCTACACGACCAATTTGGATTTGGTGGTGCCAGACTTGGGAAATGGATTGATAAAATGAACGAACTAAAGGAATGTTACGAAAAAGGTCTTGTCACTGTGCAGGACCTGCAATCCATGATTAAGAATGAAACAGGAATCGAGATCAAGTTTTAGGAGTGATTATATGAAATGTGCTTGTATGGGATGCACAGAAGCAACCGGCAGGAGTTGGGATTGTCACACTAGATGTGATGGTTACAAAGAGTTTCAAGCCAAAAACGAGGAAGAGAAGAACGTTATCAAAAGGGAAAATCCTTATTATAAGTCGTTATCAAAAGAAAAATTTATGAAACGGAATGCTTTGAACAGGAACAGGAGGGGAAGAAAGTGATTAGTACAGCTAAAGCAATAAAGAAAACCAGAGAAGCACAAGGAATGACACAAAAAGAACTTGCTGAAAGATGCGGTTATACAGTCACTGATATTAAAGCATATGAACTTGGGGAAAAAGAACCAAAACACATTAATCTTATGACTATAGCAGGAGCATTGGGCGTTACGATGTATGAGATGTTTGAAAGAATGGAAGAGATTGAAGAACCAGAGAATCTAAATCTTGATGTTATCAAGAACGCACTTGATAGATACAGGAGTTTTGAAAACACTTTCTTAAACAAAGTAACTGTAATGGCATTAAAAGAGCTTTTGGAGTACAGAGAGACAAAACTGGCACCAGATCAAGTTAACGAGATGAAAAGTAAATTTGAACATTATAAAGATGCATACTGTGATATTCAAGATCGTTATAATAGGTTGCTGAATTATGAGATGGAGGAATAGAAGAAAGTGACAGGGTTATCAATAGACGTTATCAAAAATCAGATACGATTATCAAAAATGTTTGTAGGAAGCGAAGCGGTATCAACTAAGGCATTAAAAGAACTTCTTGAGTACAAAGAAACAGGATTGACACCGCAGGACATAAAAGAAATGGACAAGATGTATCTTGAAAAATGTAAAGAAGTAAATGCACTTGTAAAGACCTGTGAACGGCTAGAAAAGGAGAAAAGATGAATAAGCAAGACATATATACTCTATGTACATTAATTCCATCTATGGACGATTACAGCGGTCACAATATGTATCTATGCGGTAAACGTGACGGATTTAATGAGTGTGTGAAGATGTTAAAAGAAAATCTGGAAAGCATCAGCGAGGAGCAGGGACATGAATCGTGATCAGTTCCAAAAGTGGATAGACGAATACGGAACAGGGCAGAGAGAAAACAAGAGCTGCAACGGTATAGACTGGGTACTTGTTACCATGAAAGATACATGGATAGCTTTATTTGAGTACGCGAACGGCTCATATATCCCTTATATCCAGTGCAAGGATAAAGAACACGCATTAAGTTATATAAATGTCTTAGAACGTCTGTCAGTGCCTTTTGACATGATATAAAAAAGAGCCGTAGGTTAATTCCTACGGCTTATTCTATGCGTTCAAATACAATTTTTTTAATGATTCATTATCTGGATAGTCTAAATCCAACCACTTATCAAAAGCTTCTGGATTTCTCTTTTTCAATTCATCCATAATCCAACCACGGACCATGGACAATTCAAGACTAATTGGTATAGCTTCGGTCATGTCAAATTCTTTTATAAGCTGTTCTGTTGATAATCTACTCAGCATAGCTCTTGCGTTCTTTTCTGCGTTCTTAGTCATATTTCCCAACTTTCTACCCTCGTAACCTCCGGGGTGGGTGGTGTATGTTATGCAGGTATTACAAGACTGTCACGATCAGCCTTGACAAGACGATTTTTATTAAGTCTATCTTTCCACTGTTCAACAAGTGATTCATGGAGCTTTAAGGCTTCTTGCTTGCTGCAGGTTGTATAAGAATCAATTTCTTCAAAATCATCCATATACATTACAACGGTTTGGTATTCGTGTAATACTTCCACATAAGCTGTGGAAATATTACATTCTGTTTGATGTAACCAAAATTTGTGTCTTGCGATTACTTTATTCATTTTCAATCCCTCCTAAAATCTTTTTACAAGCTTCTACATATCCGTCTGGAAGTGTTTCAGTGTTCATCTTCCCACCGTTTGCTCTCCATTCGAGATATTTTTTAACTTCTTCTTTTTCTTCTTCCAGTTCGTAAATAAATTCTTCATAAGAAACGAAGTCCTCATTTTCGACTAACTTTTCAATTTCTTTTCTTAATTCTTTCATCTTCTTTTCTCCTTTTTAAATGTTTTTCGTTTATCTTTAACTAGAGTATAAATGATTTTAGTTTAAATGTCAATAATAAAAATAAACTTTTTTCGTTTGACATATGATATATTTTAAATTATAATGATTTAAAAACAGAAAAGAGGTGTGGTTGATGGAATACAATATAAACTTTACTTACAAGGACAACAAGCAATTAAAAGAAATCTACAAAGAACTACTAAAAAGGAACGGCATGACAATGACAGAAGCGTCACAGCTCTTAGGATTGTCAACACCGCAGCAGCTAAACAACAAATTTAACAATAAAAAAGTATCCCTAAGTGATTTAAAAGATTTTTTAAGTATAATGGGATATGATTACGAGATAGTAATAAAAAAGAGATCTGGGAGCGTGTGAGTTCTTCCGGATCTCTTTCAATCTATGCAATTCTTGAAATGTTGGAAGTCTTTACTTTTTCACTTCCATATTTTTTCTGAATGTCCTCGAAAGACATTTTCTTTTTATGCCACTTTCCAGATGGTTCGGTTGAGAAGTGCCACTTTTTGCGATTCTTAGACCACTTAAAGCCTAACTTCTTTAACTGTTCTCTATATGGGTATGTATTGCCGTCTACCCATATCCAAGAACCGACAACTTCAATGTTAAGACCATCGAAAGAAACTATATTATTGATAACATTTCTTAAGGCTTCGTCTGCCTTGTAATCAAATGTATTTTTCTTTTCTTCTTCTGGTGTCTGTCCTGCCTTAAGCATGTCAAACAGCTTCTTATACTCTGCCGTGATCTCTTGACATGTAGCAACGTCTCCACCATTGTCTGGGTGGTTGGCTACCATTAATTTTTTGTATTCTTTTCTAAGTTCTTGTAAGTTTTTGGCTGTAAAATATTTCATGATAACACCTCTTTCTGATTTATCGTTCACCTTTAACTTGCTTTTATTATACATAAAAATTATGCATACGTCAATAGAAAAGTGCATAAAATTTATGTATAAAATTCTTGAAGTAAAATAAACAGTATGCTATAATAATGTAAAAGGAGGGAAAACGATGATAAAATATAAATTAGATGTACAGGAAGAATTAAAGAAAAAAGGGTATACTTCTTATATAATAAGAAAAAACAAGTATTTAAGCGAGGGAACACTTGCAAAGATAAAGCGAGGAGAACCAATAAATATGAAAAGTCTTAATGCTATTTGCTGTATGCTTAGAAAAAACGTAAATGATGTGATAGACATAGAAATAACAGACGATGAAAAAATAAAATATTTTATCTGAAAAGTGTTGACTTATACATAAATATTATGTATAATAAAGGCAGTTAAAGGAAACGGCAAAAAAGAAAAGGAGATATGAGTCATGAAAAAAGAATTTTGGGAAAGAGTAAAAAGAGAGAGGATTGTTGACACGAAAAAATATAGATATGTATTAGATACAGACATAAGATTGGAACGGCCTTTAATAAAAAGGCTACCAATTGAAGACCTTGACACGACCGCAGCAATTGACGGGTGGGAAGTTGTAAAGGAGCTTTGAAAATGAAATATAGAACAAAAAAGGCTTGCTTGGATTGTGGCAAGTCTTTTTATGGTAGTGCGGATAAGTTGTATTGTGACGAATGCGCGAAAAAAAGAAAGTCTAATGTAATGAGAACCAGAGTGTGCCGGATGTGCGGTAAAGAGTTTCCCGGAGGTCCTAGAGCTTTTTATTGTCCAGATTGTAGAGTTATACGCACCAGAGAAACACAAAAAAGATTTAGGCAAGGAAAAACAGCTAAAAGAAAACTTGGGAGTGTCGATAAGTGCGAGCTGTGTGGCAATGAATACATTGTAACGGCAGGCAGACAAAAATATTGTTCGGAAAAATGCCAACACGAAGCAGGCTTATTATTGCAAAAAGAATATAAGAGTGCTTATAATAAAGAGACAGAGCAAACAAAAAAGAAAGCGGAAAAGAACAGCAAAAAACAAAAAATTTGTGAGTATTGCGGTAAAAAATTTCACTCCAAAGTTGCAAACAATACTTGTAGTGATTACTGCCGGCGCAAACAATCACAAATTAGAAATGCAAGGGCACGGATTAACAGAGGCGAGAAAACAAATCTTGACACTTTGTTAAAAGAGAGAGAAGAGTATAGAAACAAAGTAAACGATAATAAAGGAGGCGCGCGGATGAATGTAAAAAATCAGTATGGGAAAGAAGTAAATTTTGATGAAGCACTAAAATTAATGGATGCGGATTTAAGAGAAAATGTAGCGTATGAATTGAGTCTTTCGTCTGATCAAGAATTTTTTGACAAATACGCCGAAGCACATAAGAAAAAATTCGGGACAACTTGGGAACCAGATCAAGAATAAAAAGAGTGTAAACAAAGGCACTTCCTACCATGGTATAATTATCTTAGATAATAACCATAGTCGGGAGGTGCCTTTTTTGATTGTAAATAAACTAAAGAATTGCTGTGATGATTGTGTATACTGCGAGATCGTGACAGAGACAAAGAGAAGAGCAATACCAGAAAGAGGTGCAGAATGGAAGATAGAAGTATATGCTGTGCTGAATATATGTATCTACTAGGAAGTAATACAAAGAACTACTATATGTGTAACGTAGGCAAGTATGACAGAATAGACAACGCATATCTATGCACCTGCGACAAATATAAAAGCAGGAATCCAAACACAAAAGAATATAAGAGATAATAACAGATCGTTAGAGGTGGCAAATTTCGTTGCAACCACGCACCCTATGGGTTAAAAGAGATGCAAGAGATGTGACGCTTGCCTAACGGTCTGTTTAAATATATATAAACCTAGAAAGGATGTGAGAAGATGAATCTAAATAGAATTATGAGAAAACTACAAAGAGCAATAGTATCAAACGGATTTGTAATAAGCTTAGACACAACACAATTCTATTCAGAGGACCAGAAACGAATGATAACAATGTACATCCTGTCTATAAAAGCATATGAGAATACAAGAAAAGGTTGGAAAGATACACGGTATGAGATACTAAGAACCGCTTCACAGGTCGATATAATTAAATGCTTGTCTGACATATGGGCAAGCATACGAGAAAGGAATGGGAAAATAAATGCGGAATAAACTTACACAGAAGCAAAGAACATTTGCTCATGCATGGATTAAAAACGGTGGGAATGATTATCAAGCCGCTATCGAAGCAGGATATTCCCCTGCAACAGCGAAGAACGCAAAAAAGAACATCATTGAAAAGCATGGAGTGAAAGAATATATAGCAGAACTACAAGCCAAAACAGACAAAGAAAATGGCTATGATATTATGAGTCTTGCAGACATACAGCGAAGACGGTCAATGATCGCCACTGGTGCGTTGCAAGATTCTTTTGGATTTACGCCAGACTTTCCAGATCAGTTAAAAGCCATGAACGACTTAGAAAAGGCTTTGACAGTGCAGGCAAAGGAAGAGGAAGAGAAGAAAGCAAGAGAAGAAGCATTAAGAAATAAAACGTACCACATGGACCTTGATATAATCCCCGATGTGTTCCACCCGATGATAAGGGATGTTAGGAATCATGGACATACAGAATATGTATTGCCGGGAGGACGTGGCTCTGGTAAATCCTCAACAATCCCCAATATCATTACAGAGCTAATGAGAAACAACCATGACATCCATTGCCTTGTTGTGAGAAAAGTATATAACACTGTAAAGGATTCTGTATATGCTAAAACCAAATGGGCAATAACAAAGCAGGAGTTCTCGGAAAAAGATTATAAATATACAAGCTCTCCTTATGAAATTACGATGAGAGACACAGGACAAAAGATATTCTTTCGTGGTGCTGATGATAAAGAAAAAATCAAGTCAATAGCACCAGAGTTTGGATATATAGGAATTGTCTGGTTTGAAGAATTAGACCAGTTCGCAGGACCCGAAGAGATCAGAAATATTGAGCAGTCCGCTATTCGTGGTGGAGATTTAGCATGGATATTTAAGAGCTTTAACCCACCGAAGAGTGCTAACAACTGGGCAAATCAGTATTTGCAAGAGCCAAAGGAAAACAGGCTCATTACAAGAAGTACATATCTGGACGTGCCGAAAGAGTGGCTAGGACAGCCATTTATTGACGAAGCAGAGCATTTAAAAGCAATTAGACCAGAAGCGTATGAACATGAATATTTGGGTATTGCTAACGGTAACGGTGGGGCAGTCTTTGAGTATGTAGAAGTAAGAGAGATTACAGACGAAGAAATAGCACAGATGGACCGTATATATCAAGGTGTTGACTGGGGATGGTATCCAGATAAATACGCATTTACGAGGACATACTACGATGCGGCAAGAGAAACAATCTATCTTATAGACGAGCATTGTGTAAACAAGCGGTCAAACGAGCAAACAGCCGACTGGATAAAGAAAAAAGGCTATAACGATTATGCGATCGTTTGTGATAGTGCAGAGCCTAAATCTGTAGAGGACTATAGGAACTTAGGACTTGTAGCACAGGCAGCAGTTAAGGGACCAGGGTCAGTCGAATATGGTATGAAATGGCTACAACGTAGGAAAATTGTGATTGACCCACGGAGAACACCATACGCATACAAAGAAATTACAACGTATGAGTATGATAGAGACAAAGACGGTAACATAATAAGCGGATACCCAGACAGAGACAATCATGCTATTGATTCGTTGAGATACGCATACAACAGAGTGATCATGAGGAGAGGAGAGAACGCATAATGATGATAAATCTAAAAGATGTAACTTGTATACAAATTGGAAATGTAATGTTAGGCATCAAGGATATAGAAAAAATATCTATCCATGATGGTGGGGTTTGGCTTACGATTAATGGAGATTTGATACAAGGAGATATAGAAACAAAAATCGGAAACGTTAAACTGATAGCGGTGGAATAGATGGGTATAATAAGCAGAATGAAAGAGATATTAAGTGCCCTTTTTAGACAAAGGGCAAGAGAAGAATTTAAAATAGACACTGCGACTAGCCCAGAGATGCAGAGGGCAATTGAAAAATGTGCATACATCTATAAGGGTAGTCCGTACTGGTTAGACAAGGACGAGCATATAAAGACTATCAACTTCGCAAAAGCTGTATGCAGTGAGACAGCACGCCTTGCTACACTTGCAATAGGCATAGAGATAGATGGCAGTGCAAGAGCTAATTGGTTGCAGGAGCAGATAGACAAAGAACTAGAACAGGTACGACATCACGTAGAATATGGCTGCGCATACGGTACAGTAGTATTAAAGCCTAACGGCTCAAGTGTGGACTTGATCACGCCAGAAAACTTTATTGTAACAGACGAAAGCAATGGAGAGATTCAAGGCATTGTGTTTGTACATAGAGAAATTTCTAGTGATGGCAGGACATACTACACCAAACTAGAATATCATAGGTACATCGAGGACGTGTATCAGATTACAAATCGTTGCTATGCTTCTAAGGATGCCAACGATACAGGAAAGCCAATTGACATAGACGAGACACCTTGGCGTGGAGAACTAGAAGATGTAGGACTTGCAAATCTGAACGGACAACGCCTGTATGCAGTTCTTAGGACTCCGCAGGCGAACAATGTAGACTTGCATTGTAGTTTAGGATTGCCTATTTTTTACGAAGCAATAGAAGAGCTAAAAGATTTAGACACTGCATACAGCAGGAACGCAACAGAGATATTCGACAGCCGAAGAATGTTGCTGCTAGACTCCGACAAGTTAATGGAGACTGGTACAAGGGTAAACAATACTCAAGATGGATTTGAGAGAAGCAAGAAGCGGTTGAGATTACCAGAGTACGTCAAGAACGTAAACAGCTCAGACATTAAAGGATTCTATCAAGAGGTAAATCCAAGTCTCAATACAGATACACGATTGACAGGAATCAATGCCCTACTGTCTCAGATTGGGTATAAATGCGGATTCTCTAACGGATACTTTGTGTTTAATGAAACGACAGGGATTCAGACAGCCACAGGCGTAGAAGCAGAGCAACAGAGAACGATACAGTTTATTAAGGACGTGAGGGACAAGCTACAGTTTTGCATGGATGATTTGATTGCAGCACTTAATATCTTTGCTGATCTGTACCAATTAGCACCAAGTGGACCGTATGAGACTTACTATGACTTTGGAGACATAACATACAATGAGGACGAGGACCGTTCTCGTTGGTATAGCTATGTTGTAAGCGGTAAGATTCCTTTCTGGTACTATTTAACAAAATTCGAGGGATTCAGCGAAGAAGATGCAAAAGCATTAGAAGCAGAAGCACAGCCAAAAGAACCCGACTTATTTGGTGCAGATGGAGAGGAGTAGAACATGGGCAAAAGTAGAATAGAAAAATATCTTGCATACCTTAGTGGCGAAGATGTAAAACTACCCGAACCATTTACAAAACAAGAAAAGCTGTTGTGCAACATCTGCAAAAAGGGAGTTACAGGCAGTACAGAAACAGACAAAACATTAACGCAAGAGGGCAAGCCTGCGGATGCGGCAGCAGTTGGGAAAATGCTAGATGTGGCACTAATGGCAAAAGACCCCGAAGAATAGGCAGGTGGGATTATGTTAACACCTACCTATCTCTGGTATGTGCCAGAGAAAGCAGAGAAGCAGGCGGAAGAACTGCATAACAAAATTGTATCTGTAATCATCGAACGAATGATGATAAGGCTAGGACGTGGCGAAGATTACCTTTTTACTCCTATTGACAAGTGGCAAATGGATGTATTGCAGGATGCAGGGTATATCTTGCAGGCGGTACAGAAAGAGATTGCACAAACAACAAAGATAAGCATTGATACAATCGCACAAACAATGAAAGAAGCAGGTATAAAGGCTATAGAGTGGGATGATGCAGTGTATAAAAAGGCAGGTCTTGAACCAAAACCACTCGGGGAAAGTCCTTATCTACAACGATTGTTGCAGAGGAATTATGAAAAGACCAAGGGAGAGATGCATAACTACACTGGTACGATGCCGAACGCCTGCCACGACAACTACATAGATGCAGTGGATAAGGCATATAACCAGACAGCAAGTGGTACAACGAGCTACACAGAAGCTGTCAAAGAAGCTGTTAACGACATTATAGACAAGGGTGCAGACGTAACGTATCCTAGCGGTCGCAGAGACAGCATAGAGACAGCCACAGCAAGAGCAGTCCGTACTGGTGTAAGTCAGATGGCGGCAGATATTACAGACGCACGTATGGACGAGATGGACTGGGATATTATCCTAACATCTGCCCATCTGGGAGCCAGAATTGGGAACGGTGGGGACAATTTGACCAATCACTTCTGGTGGCAAGGCAAGTTTTACAGTAAAAGCGGTAATGACCCAAGATTTCCGCCTTTTTCGGTCTGCGGTATGGGAAACGTGCAGGGAATCCATGGGGCGAACTGCCGACACTCCCACGGACCAGGGGATGGAATAAATAATCCGTTCGAGGACTTTGACAGCGAAGAGAATCGCAAGGAATACGAGAAGAGAAAACGACAGCGAGAGCTTGAAAGACGTATTAGAAAGACGAAACGGCAGTTAATCGGCATGAAAACGGCTGTGGATAATGCAAAGGACGAAGCCTTAAAGCATGAACTTGACATGGAGTATCAGAAAAAGGCTGCACTATTGCAGAAGCAGAATCAAGCTTATAAAGATTACTGCAAGCAGAACAATCTTAAGACACAAAACGAAAGACTCAACACCGCAGGATGGGACAGAAGTCAAGCATCATCCGCTATAGGTGCAGCGACTAGGTATAATAACGCACGAGGTAAATAATTTGGAAACTATTAATCAATTCATGGTTGCGTGTGGGTGGATTATAACCATTGGTGGAGCTGTAGGCGTATTGTATAAAGCCTATAAGCATTACAAGAAGCCTACGGACGATTTAGAGCAACGTATAACGTCAATTGAGACAGACATTAAAGACATTAAGCAGAAGCTTAACAGTGACTACAACGCAATTAACAGCCAACAGGACGATGTTAATTTAGTCATGAAAAGTATGTTTAATTTGATTGAGAACAAAATCACAGGGAACAACATCGAGGGTCTAAAAAAAACCCGAGACGAGTTAATAAACGCACTGACAACACACGAGAAGTAAAGGAGAATAAGAATGATAATTAACGGTATGTCATTTTCAGAAGCATTTAAAGCAATGAAAGCAGGAGTAAAAGTCAAACTTCCATCTTGGGGAGGATATTGGTTTTGGGATGCAGAAAAAGAAACTATCATGATACAGTGCAGAGATAAAGACAACGGAGAAAAGGGAGATTTATTAGATATTAGAGATACAAAAATGGTGGAATACACACTAAACAATATCTTATCTAATGAATGGTTGATTGCAGAATAAGGAGTGAAAGTATGGCTAAATATGTAAAGAAGCCTGTTGAGATAGAAGCAATCACGTTTGATGAGCTTATGAGAATCGGAGCAGAGAACGCTGATACTGTGGTTAACGGTATGCCTGTTAAGTTTACATACAATGGTTATGCCATTAGACAATATGACAGCAATTCTTACACTATCCCAACACTAGAGGGAGATTTTCTCATGACAAAAGATGATATGCTTATCACTGGCGTAAATGGAGAAATCTATCCATGCAAGAAAGAAATTTTTGAAAAAACTTATGAAAAGTGTATTGAAAAATCCATAGTATAGCATTTACAATAATACTTGTAACAAATAATAGTTGTTGTTGAATAAATCATTTTTTACTTGCTAGTATGTGATTTGTTTCGAAAATTTTTCATGTTACAACCCTTTTTCTTATTGATTTTATAAAGTATAATACGGCAGGACTTCTCACGAGGTCCGTGGAAACATAGTTCAGTTGGTTAGAGCATCCACCTCATAAGTGGACAGTCACAGGTTCGAATCCTGTTGTTTCCATTAGCCACAAAAGTGGCGATCAATAGCATTTATTTTCTGACCCTTTATTGGTAGAGCTGTAATTTTTTCATGCTCCTCCAAAAAACGTTGAAGCATCATGTTGTTGCATGGTGCTTTTTTCGTAAAAAAATTAGTAAAATGAGTAGAAAAAAAGAGCCTCAGTATCTTACAATAAAAGAGTAGATTGTTTTGATGCTCATGTGATTCAATCGACTAACCTCCTCACATAAGTTTTAAGAGAGAGTTAGAGGCTCAAGAGTGGTTCAAGTCCACTCTTCTCTTTTACCTTGGCTTAGGTTTATAAGCCTTAATCCATTACCGCAGACGAGCGGTATACAAATATCGTAGGAGGATATATATGCAGAATTACGAAAAGATTTTAGAAGATTTAGGAATCGAAATCCCAGAAGATAAAAAAGCGGATTTAAAAAAGAAAATGTCTGAAAACTACAAGACTGTAGCTGACTACAATAAGCAGGTAGAGAAAAAAGATGAATACAAAACATCTTTAGACGATGTACAGTCGAGATTAGCCGAATTAGAGAAAGAAGATGTTGACGGTCTTAAAGATAAGGTTGCAACATTGAAGCAGGAACTTGCAGACGAAAAAGAAGCAAGAGCAAAAGAAGCTAAGCAGACAGAGTTAAGAGACAAGGTAAAAGATTTCTTATCTGATAAAAAATTTGTAAATGCAATCACAGAAGACTCTATCCGCTCCCAGATGATTCAGAAGTTAGAAGAAGAGAATGGGAAAAATGCAGAAGATGTATTTAAAGAACTTACTACTAAAGATGGGAAACCGATTGAGAACATTTTGGTTGACGAAAAGAAAGCACCAGATGTTAAAATCCCAAGCTTTACAACTAAGTTCAACAGCGGAGAGCAGAAAAAGGGAACACAGAAGTTAAGGGAAATGTCTTTGGATGATAGAATGAAACTTAAGGCAGAGGACCCAGACTACTATGCAACCTTATTAAACGACAAATAGATAATATAATACCGACTCACAATACGGAAGTGAGCCGCTGACCTAAAAATCCCTTAATAGTTGTAGGTAGATGGGACAAAGATATACAAAGTCCTTATCTATTCACTTAGGGTAGAAAGGACTTTTTTTATTATGGCAATGACAGGATTATTTGGCGGTTTTTATTTTGACCCAGAAGAATTTTCTCGTTATATGACAGAAAACCCAACATGGAATGATAGAATCCTTGCATCTGGTGTGTTAGTGCAGGACAACACGATCATGGATTTAATTGGAGAAAAAGGTAATGTTGCAACACTTCCTTTTTACAAACCGATTGATGAGCAGGATTCACAGGCACTTAACAATGATGGTTTAACAGATAATACACCAACAGAAATTACTGGAAGTAAACAGACTTGTATGCTAATTCAGAGAATGAAAGCATGGCAGTCACAGGATTTTACAAAAGAATTAACTGGCGCTGACCCTATGACACATGTCGCAAATAGCGTGGCAGGGTTCTACAAGCAGACTAGGACAAGAGATTTAATGTCTACAGTAGAAGGTGTATTAAGTTTGTCCGGCATGGAAAACCATATCACAGATTTATCAGCATCCGGGGACAGTGCAACTGATGCAAATAAAATTGATGATACAACATTGATTTTTGCACAGCAGAAAGCATTAGGGGATTCTGACGACAAATTAGGATTACTTGTAATGCATTCATATATCTATGCAAAATATAAAGCAATGGGACTTGTTGACTACAACAAATACACTATTGCTAATGCTGTAGAGAAAGAAGTGACATTACCTAAAATCGGTGGATTTATTCCAATTGTAACTGACAGATTTACGGTTGATACAACCAAGCCTGCCCTGCCTGTTTACAAAACATTTATGATTGGTTCTGGTTCAATTTTAACTTGCGATAAGACAAATTACGAAAACCCTTATTATACAGATTATGACCCAGAGAAAAAAGCAGGTATTCAGAAGCTGTATACAAAACAGGGTTATGTTTTACATCCTAACGGATTTAGTATCAAGGCTGATAAGATTGCTAAAGAATCTCCAACAGTTGCGGAACTAGGAACTAAAACTAATTGGTCTTTAGCATTTAATGAAAAGAACATCCGTATGGGTATGATTAAATCCAACGGATAAAAAGGAGTGTGATTTCATGGCGTACATTGACTATGAATATTACAAAACCCTTTTTGGAGAGAAAGCAATCCCAGAAGCAGACTTTAATCGTCTGGTCTGGGATTCTTGCAAGAAGATAGATAATGCCACAACAGGCGTGGACAATGTCAAAAAGCTTAAGATTGCTTTTCCAACAGATGAAGATGATGCAGAAGCAGTTAAAAGATGTGTTTGCGAACTTCTATCAATCACGTATAAGATTGAACAGGCAGAAACGAGAGTTGAAGCATCACAGGGTTATATCACATTAGAAGATGGAACTGTGATGAGTAAGCAGGTAGCATCTAAGAGTGCAGGAAACGAGAGTATAAGCTATGTGACCTCCAGTAACGCAGGTACGGCTACGTTGATAGATAAGTGTCTAGCGGATAAAGAAGCACAAAAGCAGTTATACTCTGACACAATAAGAGACTACTTATCGGGTGTCGCAGATGCCAACGGAGTAAGTCTACTGTATATGGGAATGTACCCAACGGAGTATTTATGAAAGATTGTAAAGTAAATGTTTTAGGAACTACATATAAAATCAGATTCAGACACGAGAACGAAGATGAAAAACTACAAGAATTGTCTGGTTATTGCGATTATTCAAATAAAACAATAGTCGTTGCAATTTTTGAAAAAAGTGTTGATTCTGTGGATAACATTGAATCAGTTCAAAAAAGTGTGCTTAGGCATGAGATTATGCACGCTTTCTTATATGAAAGTGGTTTAGATGGGCAGTCCTGCAGCACAGATTGTTGGGCAAAAAACGAAGAGATGATTGACTGGTTTGCTTTACAGTCTAAAAAGATTTTTAAAGTTTTTAAAAGAGCAGGTGCATTATAAGCGGAGGGATACGATGTATAACGACACAATTACACTTTTCAATAGATATGAGAGTAAACAGGGCGATACATGGTATCCCTCCGTTTTGCATAATTGCAATCTTAACATGGATAAAGCAAGCATCATTGCAAAATATGGCTCTGACTCACAGGACAATGCTGTATTAAATGTACAGTATAGCCTAAAAGACGGTAAAAAGATGGTAGGGAGTAAATTATGGCTACCGCCTAAAGAATGGTCTAAACAGGCAAATGATAAGTTACCACAGGCACTTACATTTAGTTCTAAGGCTAATGGTTTTGACTTCTTTATTGTTAGAGAATGGGAAAATGAAGAACCGATTGCAGACGATGATTATATAGACGGTTTTTACGAAGAGATGAAACTTAAGTATGATTATGTCTTTGCGATCACTGGCAGTGCTTTTTATGATATTATTCCGCATTTTGAAGTTATGGCGAAGTAGGTGGTTACATGGCTAAAAAGAAATTAGGAAATGTCAATATAAATACATCTAACATGATTGCGAATATCAGCCTTGAAAGATTTGACGACCAGATACAGCATGCTCAGTTTTGGCTAGATAGTCAAATTATGACTGATATGGTCCCTTATATGCCACATGAAACAGGTACATTCATTAACGTAACGAGAGCAAAAAGTGCTTCACTTGCAGGTACAGGAATGGTATGTGCAGGTACTGGACCGATGGGGCGTTTCTTGTACTATGGAAAAGGCATGGTTGATGAACTAACAGGTTCTCCATGGGCAAGAAAAGGGGCAAGAAAGGTTCTTGTTTCTGAATTTGCAGGGCATACCAACGCAAAAGTTGACTTAAGCTACCAGAATCCAAAAGCAACTCCAAAATGGTTTGAAACAGCAAAGAAGAATCACGGTAAAGCATGGGTTACTCATGTTAAGAAGCAGGCAGGGGGAAGCTAATGGCAGAAGAAAAGAAAGCAGTCAAGTACGACATTGATGGTTTTGACGTGATCACAACAGCATTGCAAGAACTGGTAAATCAATTCCCAGAATTAAGAGAGGGAGACGAAATTGCATTTTCTACATTAGATGATGCAAGCGGAAAAGCAATGTTCCCAGTAAGTGGTGCAGTGATTGAATCAGAAAAAGAGAGTATCACAGGACACGTCACACAGGTTTGTTTGTATCCGTTTTGCGTGATATGTCGTGCAAGCGGTACAAAACCAAAGAGGAAAGCAGATATTAAGGAGTGGTTGGATAACCTTGGCAAATGGTTAGAAAAACAAACAATCACGATTAACAATAATACATATAAGCTAGAAGAATATCCGATTCTGACAGGCAATCGAAAGTTTTTAACGATTGACAGACAGACACCTGCATATTTGGACAGCACAAACGAAAACAAGTCTGAGAATTGGGCAATCAACATTTCTGCCCGATACAAAAATGACTTTGACAGATAGATAACACATTAACTGGTCTGCATTATGGAGCAGATCACTAACCTTGAAAAGATAAAGGAGAATCAAAATGGCAGCAGTTACAACAGGTAAAATTGCACGTAAATATATGGCTCATTTCTTAGATTCTGGTTCACTTTGTGGCGGAACATCTGGTTATGAACGTCTGGGAAAAGATTTAGAAGAGTACAATGTCGAACTGAACCCAGACACAGAAACATCTAAAAACATCATCGGAGAATCAACATTTAAGCATAACGGATATGAAGTATCTTCTGAAGCTGACCCTTATTATGCAGAAGCTGACTCTGTATTATCACAGAAATTGCAGGAAATTGTTGATAATCGTTACACAGACGACAACTTAAAGACAAACGCCGTAGAAGTGCATATGTGGAAAGAAGCTACAAGCGGAGCTTATGAAGCATATCAGCAGGAATGTTATGTAACACCTACATCATACGGTGGAGATACATCTGGTTATCAGATTCCATTTACTGTCAATTATGTTGGAGAACGTACAAAAGGTACTTACAACGTTGAAACAGGTAAATTTACAGCAGCTACAAGTTCAGTAAATACATCAAGCACAGGGAAATAGGGGTTAAACAATGGAAGAATTAAGAAGAAAAGTCAAAACTGGTGCCTTAAATGTGGTACTGACCAATGAAGATGATGCAGAGATTGGAAGATTTTCTTTCAATCCTGTTGATTTAAATATCATTAGAAGATATGAAGAGGTAGTTGCTAATCTTGAAAAGATGGAAGTACCAGAAGATGCAACAGAAAAAGACATTCTGGAATTATCCGACAGATTAGAAGAACAGATTGATTACTTACTCAACTCTAAAGCTTCTAAATCTGTATTCGCTATCTGCAATCCGCTGACGTTAACAGAAAGCGGAGATTTCTTTATTGAGAATATTATCGTTGAGATTGCGGACGTTATTGAGCAGGTAACAGACCAGAGAATCAAAAAGAAACAGGCGAAAATTAAAAGGGCAACGTCTAAATATCACAAATAAATAATGGAAGTTTGGGAACTTCCTACATCCATAGTAGTTGGTGGCATAGATTATGAAATACGCACAGATTTTCGTGCAGTTCTGGACATTTTAAAAACATTTAATGACCCAGACTTTGAGAACGATGAAAAGTGGATTGTTTGCCTTACCATTTTATACGTTGATTTTGGAAATATGCCACCACAAGACTATGAAGAAGCTATTGAAAAAGCCATCGAATTTATTGACATGGGTATCAAGGACGATGGGAAGAAACAACCTCATGTGATGGATTGGGAGCAGGATGCACCAGTTATCATCCCATCTGTTAACCGTGTGCTTGGGGAAGAAATACGAGCTATGCAGTATTTACACTGGTGGACTTTTTTAGGAGCTTATATGGAGATTGGAGAGTCCTTATTTTCGCAGATTCTTAGTGTTCGCATGAAGAAAGCCAAAAAAAAGAAACTGGAAGATTGGGAAAGAGAGTTCTACAAAGAAAATAAAACGCTTATTGACCTAGATGTTAAATATTCCGAAGAGGAATTAGAAGAACAGAAACGTTTGAACGATTTACTGAATGGGAAAGGGGCGTGATTGAATGGCTACACAAAAAGCGGATGGAAGTATTTATATCAAAACAGAAATTGATACAACCGAAGCAAAAGCAAGTGTGAAAGAAATCGCATCCCTTTTAAAACGTTTATCCAATCAAGTAAAAACCATTGGAAAATCAATGGAAAAAGCCATGAGTGGCGGTATAAAAGCACCAGATATAAAAGGCATGGATGTTGTCGAAGAAAAAGCAAAGACTGTGGCTGAGGAACTGGAAAAGACCGCACAGGCAGAAAAGAAGCTAGAAAGCATAGATATTAAATCTGATGCACTAGATACGTTAGATAAAGCGATAGAAACCACAGGACAGAAGCTTGCAGAGTTGGAAAAAGCACAGATGGATGTATTCAACAGAAATCAGAGTGCAACTTCTTCCCCTGCATTTCAAGCAATGGAGAGTGCCGCTTCTAAATTAGATCAGCAATATGAACAGTTGATTGCAAAAAAGAAGCAGTTGGAAACATCTACAACAGGAAAGACTGGACTGCCTAAGACTGGAAAGCTGACAGGTGGAACAGGTCTGGCAAGTGAGGAAAGTGCTAACGCATTAGCTAAACTTAATGCAGAGATCACAGGCACAGAAACAAAAGTAGAACTGTTAAATAACAGCTTGGAGCAAACAGCACAGGCACAACAAAAGATAAGTGACAGCTCTATCAATACTACAGCTTATCAGATTCTTGAGCAGACACTACAGCAGGTAAAATCACAGTTTAATCAAGTTGCACAGACTCAGCAAGAGTTGTTCGCAAGGAATCAGAGTGTTACTTCATCTCCTGCTTTTATGGCATTAGAGAGTGCGGCAGAGAAGCTTGGTCGGCAGTATGATTCATTACTTGCTAAGAAACGGCAGTTAGAAAGCGGTGGGGGAGCAGTACAAACACCTGCGATCAAGACAGCCCCTATGACTGGTGCATATTCTGCCACGGCATCTAGTGCAAGTCAAAAAGCTTTGGATGCCTTAAACAAAGAAATAACACAGACAGATGCAAAAGAAAAAGGACTTGTTAACACAAATAGTAGGCTTGGTTCATCATTTAAGAATGTCAGTCAGTCTGCGGACAGTGCTAAGACAAAGACAGGCGGTATTTCATCTATCTTTAGTAGGATGGGTGGAGTCGTATCTGGACTTGGAAAACGTCTTGGTGTACTGGCACAGAACTTCACAAGCACAACAAACAGTGCTAATAATGCAAGATTTTCTATTGGCCGAATGGTCGGTATGAGTATATTATATTCTACCGTTTTTGGAATGATTTCTAAAGTTAACAGTGGAATCATGACAGGCATCAATAACCTTGCACAGTATTCGTCTGCTACTAATGCTTCGATATCTTCTATGATGTCAGCATTAACTCAGTTACAAAACAGTTTGGCAACAGCATTTGCACCGATTTTGTCCGTAGTTGCACCTATATTAACGGCATTCATGAATATGTTATCGAAAGCAATCACGTATATAGGAATGTTTATAGCGGCACTGACAGGACAGAAATCTTTTACAAGAGCGAAAGCCGTACAAGAAGATTATGCGGCATCATTGAATAAAACATCCAGTGGTGCTAATAAGGCGGCAAAAGCCACAAAGAATAACGCAAATGCCACAAAAAAAGCAAATAAAGAGATACAGACATATCTTTCTGGACTGGATGAAATCCGACAGTACCAAAAAGAAAAAGATAACGATACCCCTAGTTCTTCTACCCCATCCGCAGGCGGTGGAGGTGGTGGCGGTGGTTACACTGGTCCATCCATTGGAGATATGTTTGAGAAAGTTCCTATTGAATCTTCTATTGCGGACATTGCTAAGAAAATTAAGAACCTCATAAAAAAAGAGGACTGGGAGGGACTTGGGACTTACATTGCATCTGGTATCAATAAAGGATTGCAAAAAATCTATGATGCCATCAATTGGGATAATGTAGGCCCGAAGATTACATATTTTGTGAACGCATTTACACGGACATTCAATAGTCTTGTTGATCACATAGACTGGGATTTAATGGGACGTACTGTGGGTGCAGGTATTAATACAATTGTCAACACACTGAATCTGTTGATAGAGGGAATCAATTGGAAAAATCTTGGTTTAAAAATTGCAACAGGTATCAACGGTTTATTCAATGAAGTGAATTGGAATAATGTAGGGCGGTTGTTTGCGAATAAAATAAATGTTCCGTTTCAAATGTTAGAGGGAGCTGTAAATACTCTTAACTGGGCAAAGATAGGAACGTCAATAAGTGGATTTTTGAATGGTGCGATCAACCAGATAGATGTTAAGTCTATTGGTACAAGCTTATCTGGATTAGCATTAGGAATATTAACAACATTAGATAATGCACTTACTACAACAAACTGGTCACAGCTTGGCACAAAATTAGCAACATTATTAACATCTATTGATTGGGTTGGAATATTTGTTAGTGCAATATCTGTTGCAGGAAAAGCAATCACGGCATTAACACAGCTTGGTGTGTCTTTTATGGATAACTTGGCAAAAGGTATTACAAATGGGACACAGCAGTTTATTAGTAAGGGATTATCAGCATTGACGAGTTTTACTGCAAACTTAAGAAGCAATGCAGGAAAATTAGTAGATTCTGGTTTAAAGCTTATGTTAAATCTTGCAAAAGGTATAGCAAAAGCAATGCCAGACATCATCAAAAATGTACCACAGATTGTGATTAATATTGCAGGCGTTATTAACGATAATGCCCCTAAGATATTACTTGCAGGAGTACAGCTTATCGCAATCTTGCTCAAAGGTCTCATCCAGTCAATACCGACATTGATCGCAAACGTGCCAAAGATTGTGCAGGCAATCGTCAGTGTATTTACAGCTTATAATTGGCTATCACTTGGAAAAAGCCTCATCACAGGTATTAAAAACGGAATTATGAATGCAAAAAATACTGCGGTTGATGCTATGAAGAATACATACAATGGCTTGATTGATGCGATAAAGAATTTACCGTCTAAACTCAAAGGACTTGGAGAAAACGGAATTAAAGGGATAGGCAATGGAATTACTGGGAAATTGTCTGGACTTAAAACAACGGCAGGGAAAATATTGACCAATATCATAGAAGCGGTTAAAAATCTTCCTAAAGAATTATCAAAAAAAGCTACATCTGCGATAAGAGATATGAAAACTACATTTAAAAATGTCGATTGGGGCAGCGTTGGAATGAATGTAGTAAAAGGTATTGCAAAAGGTGTTGGAGATTTTGCATGGATTTTGGTTGATAAAATGACAGGTCTTGCACAAAAGGCGTGGGAGGGTGTGAAAGATTTCTTTGGAATCCATTCTCCATCAAGACTTATGAGAGATACGGTAGGTAAGATGATTCCTGCCGGTATTACAGTAGGTTTGGAAAAAGCTTTTCCAGATACACTCAAAACCCTTATGAATCAGTCTGAACAGTTGGCAAATGTACCGTTCAGAACACCAGAGATTGCTACAGGTAAGATAATACCTGCGAAAGCATCCGCAGTGATCGCACAAAAGCAGAACAGCACAAACAGTAACAATAATGACGTACTTAATTTACTTGAACAGCTATTATCTGTTACGAAGTCCTTAGAATCAGACAACAGCGGTAACAATGGTGGGGATTATCATTTCACAGCACAGATTAACCGCAGGACGTTGTTTGATGAATTTATCGAAGAAGCAAAACTAAGACAAATGAGTAATGGTAGAAATCCATTCAGCCTTGCGTAGAAAGGAGTAAAAAATGGCACAGGATTATATAAAAATCAATAATAAAAAAGTCTGGCAACCAGATTCAGACACAGCCGTAGCTTTTGAAACTACTTATACGCAAGGTAGCACAAGGACACAGGGTGGTAAAGGTAAATTTACACCAATGTTTACAGTGGAGCGATTTACTTATACAGCATCGAAAGTACCTATGTCAAATGTATCTGAGATATTGCAAATGGTAATAGGAAAGAACTTTGAATTACATTATTTTTCAGTGTATTACGGAAAATGGCGAACTGATACATTTTATGTAGGTCAAATGTCTGATATAAAAATAAATACACTAAAAGAAAATCATGAAGAAGTGTCAAGTATATCTTTTAATATGCAGGGGGTTAATCCTCTATGATAAATGTAAGTAATGAATTTAAAAAATTAATGGAAGAACGGCAGGACTTTAAATGTAATGCAGAAGTGATACTTGCAAATGGAACGGTCTTGACGTTGGGAGAAGATGATTTTTCAATAGATAACAATAGTCTTGTTGATTCGGCAGGTGCTAACACCATTCCTTTAGGTGTTGCACTCAGCCGTAATGTACAATTAGAAATTATGAATGACGATGATCACTTGTCTAATTATGATTTCTTCGGAGCAAAAATCCGATTGTATCTTACGTTTGAATTATCATCTACAACCGAAAAAATTGAATACGGTACATTTACTGTTACACAGCCAGAAACATACGGAAATGTAGTTACGATTGTTGGACATGATGATATGTACAAGGCTGATAAGTCATACAGTACATCGTTGACATTCCCTGCGACAGCAAAGAGTGTGTTAATTGACAGTTGTGATACCTGCGGTATCCTGATTGGAGATAGTAACTTTTTACACAATGACTTCCAGATACCAACCATGCCGTCTAGTGAGTACACACACCGACAGATTATAGGTTTTATAGCTATGATTGCCTGCGGAAACGCAAGAATTGACCGTACAGGGCATTTACAGATAATGACCTATGATTTTAACTATGAAAACGATAGCATCCATGATTTGACCGATTACAACAATCTAACATGTGATACAAACGATGTGCAGGTAACAGGTGTACAAATGACAAAAACTGTTACTAAAACAACAACCGATGAAGATGGTAACGAAAACGAAGAAGATGTAGAAGAAATTGTAAAAGTCGGTGGAGATAGCTATGTATTATCCATTGAAAATCCTTTGGTCAAAGGACATGAGGAAACACTTATTTCATGGATTTATGAAATATTTGAAAATGTGACTTTTAGGGGATTTACAATGGACTATATATCTTATCCAATAGCAGAGTTTATGGATAAGATTAAAGTTACGGATTGGAGAGGGAACAACTTTTATTCTGTATTAACAGATGTAAACTTTGTATTCTTTGGATATACAACATTAAAGAATAGTGCAGAATCTCCATTGCGTAATCAGAGCAACTACACATCAAGTAATCAGAAAGCAATTATACAAGGAAAACAGTTAATTGAACAGGAAAGAAACGATCGTCAAAATGCTTTAGATAAGATGCAAGAAGCATTAAAAAACAGTAATGGAATGTATGCAACGCAGGAAATACTGTTAGATGGTTCGACTATATATTACTTGCATGACAAACCAACATTAGTAGAATCAAAGAATGTTATTAAATTGACATCGGAAGTTATCGGATTCTCTATTGATGGTGGTAAGACATATCCTTACGGATTTACGATCACTGGGGAAATGGTAGCAAGATTGCTTTATACAGAGGGTATTAATGCAGATTATATCAACACTGGTGCATTAACTGTCAAAGATAAATCTGGAAATATCATCTTCTATGCAGACATGGAGACTGGTACTGTAAAGATTTCTGGGGATAACGTCACAATCGGTGGTAAATCAGCACCCGATGCGATCAGTGATGCAGTGAAAGAATCTAAGAACTATGCAGACGGTAAAGTATCAGACTTTGCAGAAACAGTTACAAAAAGTGTAGCTGATCTACAGAACCAGATTGACGGACAGATCGAGACGTTCTACTACGACTATGAGCCAACTCTAAAAAACATCCCTGCTTCTGACTGGACAACAGAAGATGATAAAAAGAAGCATGAGGGAGATTTGTTTTACTGGAAATCTAAAGGTTATGCTTACAGATTTTTCAAAGACGGCGATACATGGAAGTGGCAGTTAGTACAAGATACGGACGTCACAAAAGCATTGCAGACAGCATCTTTTGCACAGTCTACAGCTAACAGTAAGTGCCGTGTATTCCTAACACAGCCTACACCACCTTATGACACAGGAGATATGTGGAATCAAGGACAGAACGGAGACATCCTTACTTGCGTGGTAGCAAGGGGAGAGGGTGCAAGCTATGTGGAAACCGACTGGCAGAAGCTTAACAAGTACACGGACGATGAGACAGCCAATAAGGCACTGGAAGAAGCCAGAAAATCTCGTGCAATGATTATCAATCTGGACAACGATTATCAAGCAATCACGACAGATTATAAGGGAGAGTACACAACGTTTCCAGAGTGCCGCACGACAGCACAGGTTTTGTACGGTCATACCGACATATCTAACGACTGTACTTATAATGTGCAGAAGTCAAGCGGTGTCGTAGGTTCTTGGAACAATTCAACTCACACATACACTGTGACAGCATTAACAACAGACGTGGGATGGGTGGATATTACAGCAAATTACCTAAATACATATTCTGTTACGAAAAGATTTGACATTGCTAAATTAAAAGGCGGTATCCCTGGAGAGACAGGTGCAAAAGGAGATAAGGGAGAAACTGGAGCAAGCGGTAGAAGTATCACAAGTTCTGAAACGACTTATCAAGCATCCAACAGCGGAACGGTAGCACCAACAGGAACATGGAGCAAAACACCGCCAAACGTTGCAGAAAATCAATATCTGTGGACGAGGACCATATATACTTACTCTGATAAAACCACAAGCACAACATATTCCATCGGTAAGATGGGAGCTAAAGGAGAACAGGGTGCAAAGGGAGAAACTGGTGCTACTGGACCGCAAGGGGAAAAGGGTGCCACTGGACCTCAAGGGCCACAGGGCGAACAGGGAATCCAAGGTCCGCAAGGAAGTGCAGGAAGAACGTACTTCATGGAAACATCGTCAAGTATCGTGAAAATGTCTGCGGACAACACGATTGTGCCGAACTACATTACATTATCTGGTTACTACCGTGACGGTACAGCAACAGCACGTACAGCTTATAAGTGTCGATTCAAGATTGAGGAAACAACGGACGGAGATACATACACGACCGTTTATACTTCATCCTCAGATGAAACTGACATTACCCATGCACTGTACTCTGTGCTAGCAAGTGGTTCAAGCGGTGTTACTGCAAGCGGTTCAAGTGGTATCGGTATCTCAAGAAATCTTACAGCGTTAAGGTGTACGATGTATGCCGCAGGTGGATTTTCACAGGTGTTGGATATTGAGACAATTCCAGTAGCCATTGACGTAGATGCACTGACTCACGAAGATATATTCAATCTGCTGACCAACGACGGAGCATGGCAAGGTATTTATCGTGGGTCTGACGGTAAGTTGTATATCAACTTTACTTATGCTAGAGGTGGAACATTAAATCTTGGTGGAAAAGCAAACACGTACGGTAATGGACAAATGCACGTTTATGATGCAAATGACAATGAAATTGTTGACATAAACACGAAAGGGATAGTCGTAACGCATTATATATCAGGCATGGGAGAAAAGCCAATATCATATGTGTGTATAACACCAGACGTGTTCGGTGGTATATATTTATCTGAAAACAAGGATGGAACTGGTGCATGTGCGATTTTGTCCCCAGATGAGATTGTATTAAAAAATAACAGCAGTGGACCAATTACAGTACAAACAGACATAACAATGCATATGACGGATGAATCACTTTATCTTGGGTCGGTAAGTAATTATAAATTTCATTTTGGAAAAGAAAAATCAAGTTTTTATCAGCCAGTTACTATTGGCGGAAGTTTGTCTGTTGCAGGAACAAAAAACAGAATCATAGATACAGAAAATTACGATACAAGAAAGCAGTATTGTTATGAAACAGCAACCCCATATTTTGGGGATATAGGTTCTGGATGTACTGATAATACAGGAAAATGTTACATAGACATTAACGATATATTTTCAGAGACAGTAAACACAGGTGTTGAGTACCAAGTATTCTTGCAGAAAGAGGGGCAAGGCGATATATGGGTAGAAGAAAAGACCGATAGTTACTTTGTCGTTCGAGGCACTGAAAACCTTAAATTTTCGTGGGAAATCAAAGCAATTCAGAAAGATTACGAATTTGAACGACTTGAAAAATTCGATAACTCAGAAAAAGAAGAAGTGATTGACTATGAGAAAGAATATATGGAAGAAATCAGCGATTTAATTAAAGAGCAGGAGGAAATTTTAAATGAAACAGTTGAGTAGTTTTATGGTATTAAATATTGACGGTGGAGACAGAGTATCATACACATACAATGAGATTGACGATAACACAGGAGAACCATTGTCACAGAATAAAAAAGAAAATTTCTGGGTAGTAGATAAAGAACTTAAAAAGCACATTGATGCTATCAGAAGCTACGTCAGAGAAAACAAGTTGAATTAAGGAGTGATGTTATGGCAATCAATATACCTTTAGTACATATATCGGATTTAACAGAGAAAAAGACAATATCAGATGATGATTACATGCTTACTGGTGGGAGTACCGCCAGTAAGGTTAAGTGGTCAACGATCGTGTCTCTGATAAAAACTAAATTAGGGATTGGAAATATAGAAGATAGTATAAGTAAAATACAATCAGATATTTCTACGTTAAATAGTGATTTTTCAAGTTTACAGTATAAAACCTATGGCATTGATGGATTTGCTATTAAAAAAAATAGTCAGTTAGCAATGATTTATATATGGTATGGCAAAAGTTTGACAGGCGGTAATACAAATCAAACTTTATTAACATTGCCCAACGGTATTACATTTAACAATGAAGTTTTCGCTCCTTGTGAAATCATTGACGGAAGTTGGACTCCACGTGGAAATACTGGGTACATAACTATACATAACAATACAGTGGACATAAGATGCAAAGATACAACATCTTACGGTGTCGTAATAGCAAATGTGATTGTTCCTGCATCATACATTAATATTTCATAGTTCTATTAACTAAATAATGATTTTTCTTTCGATTTTACATTAGTTCCAAACGGCAACTTAAAAACCTATTTGAATGTCTTTAAAGTCAAAAATAAGCTTATTATAATTGGTGGCATTGACGTTCCGTTTCGATGGGAAAAAACATATTCTTTTTTGACAATAAACGGATTGACTGCCGTAAAATCTGAAAGCTGTATGTTAGTACATGTTCAAGCGAGTGGACAGGAAATCACATTGTTAAACATTCCTAAAGGTGGCAATCGAGATTTAATGCATACACTAATTAGTGATTTAACTTATAAAAAGATTGCGTCAAATATTCCAAGTTCAACAAAATATACAATTCCAAGTGAATATAAAATGGCAATTCTTGTTGCAACAATTAATTATCCTAATGCAATAAGTCCGCAATTCACGTTCATGTTTCCAAATTTAACAGAAACAAATCGTATATCTGATGGTTACTGGTATGACAACACTTATCACGCAAGCTTTATGGCATGCAACGATGGAAATGTTGTTTACTTTGCTTCAAATTGGCAAGTAGTGTCTCCAACAGGTACAGTTACTTATGATGTTTATGCAAGGTAAGTTAATTATCAAATACGATTCCACCTTGGTCTATATATACTCTAGGTGGAGCAATTACCGTATAATATCCCCATTGTGGGAGATTACAAATTTGTATAGACGTACCGCTTGCACGGCAATACATGTTACTAGATATAATGTTTGATGTGCCGTCAATTTGAACGTTTGAACCACTTACATTTACTGTAATTAGAGAGCATATTGGACTTCCATTCCCGTTTCCATAAAGAAGCAAAGCAAACTTATCACATGTTTTTTGAACTGTAGTATAGTTTTCTATTGATATATAGAAATCATTACCAGAACCACTTGTTTTTAGCACAATGTTCCTTGATCTATTTGTTAAATCACTATTTAACGTATAAATAAAAAAACACCCTGCATGAAGCAAGGTGTAAATAAATTACAAATGGAGATTAAGAAAGAAGAAAATCTCCATTCACATATTAACACAAACACTTAATAAATGAAAGGAGAAACTATGAATCTTAAATTACGTTTCAAAAATAAAGCAACATTAGTAGCATTGGCTTCTGCCTTAATTGCATTTATCTATCAGATTCTAGGAATCTTAGGTATCACAGCACCAATCGCACAGGATGTAGTATCACAGCTTGTAGGTATCATCCTTAATATCTTAGTGGCTGTCGGGGTATTGGTGGACCCAACAACAAAGGGAATCGGGGATAGTGTTAATGCAATGTCTTATGAAGAATTAGGACAGGCAGTAGACCCAGACTATCAAGGACCTGCGGACTTAACAGAAGAACCTATCAACATTACCCACAAAGAGGAAGTGTAAAATGAAATTTATTAACAAATTTGCCGATGAGTCAAATTATGGCGGCAAAAGAAAATTAAGTGATATTAAATTTATTGTAGTGCATTTCACAGGAAACAAAGGCGATACAGCTTTGAATAACTGCAAATATTTCCAAGGAGAAAACAGACACGCTTCTGCCCACTGTTTTATTGATGGTAGTGGAGTGGTATATAAGTCTGTATCTCTTAAGAGGGTAGCATGGGCAGTAGGTGGATGCTACACTTTAAAAAATGGTGCAGGTAGCAAATACAAAGTTGCTACAAATGCAAACACCTTAAGCATTGAAATGTGCAATTGTGTTGGTGGTGTACCTGCGGACGTATACAACGATCTCGTGTGGTTGGTTACATACTACATGAAGAAGTACAACATTGATGCAGACCACGTTATTCGCCACTGGGATGTAAATGGCAAAGATTGTCCAGACCCATGGATTGGAAAGAATAATAAAGGGTGGAAGAAGTTCAAGGCTGACATTGCAGGAACAACAGTGAAAGAAGCAAAGAAAGCAAAAGTCTATGGAACAGTTATCACGAAACATGACCCGTTGATTATGAGAAAGAGTGCGAACACAAAATCCGATATTGTTTGCAGAATCCCTAAGAGTGCAACGGTAGAGATTGTCAAAAAAGGAAGTGCATGGCATAAAGTTAAATATAACGGTAAGACAGGGTACTGTTCAGCAACTTACATAAAATTTTAAAAATAATGCTTGCATTGTCGAAAATGATGTGATATTATAAACAACGTTGAAGCGAGAATGTTCCATTTTCGTTCCAACCAAAATTGAAAAAACATGAGTTTATGCGGTTTGAGAGCATTTTGACCCCTTGACTTTTAATCAAGTTGTCCGGGGTTCGAATCCCCGCACGCTCATTGTTGTAAGAGATATGATTTTAGAGAGATCTAGGATCATGTCTCTTTTTTGATGTATGGAAATATGCTATCATTAAATTAACAAAGCAAAGAAGAAATATTATGTACGCATTCGTACCTATAAGAAAGTTGGATTCAAAAATGTCTATTCAAAATGGCTGAATGTAAAATCGGCAAAAACAAAGTAAGAACCAGTACTAAAAACACAAAAATGGCTGTATCTGCGGGAATTAAGTAGACACAGCTATTTTTGTATAAAAATACTTGACAGGAATACCAATACTTGATATACTATTCAAGCAGTCGACAAGAAAACAAATGCTTGTTGTTTTGCAATATGCGGATGTGGCGGAATTGGCAGACGCGCTAGATTTAGGTTCTAGTGTCTACGACGTGCAGGTTCAACTCCTGTCATCCGCAGTATTTTTTTGTCTAACAAAGAAAAATAAAATGAAAAAAGTTCTTGACAATCATAACAGAACGTAGTAACATATATTTTGTTGTGAACGACAAAAACACATAACACTTACGGGGTGTGGCTCAGCTTGGCTAGAGCGCTTGATTTGGGATCAAGAGGTCGCAGGTTCGAATCCTGTCACCCCGACT